CGAGCGAGTAAAGCGTCTCTGCAAGCTGGACCTCAGGCAGACCGGCTCCTAAATTCCACACAAAGCAGACAATGGCCGCCAGTGTTGCGACAGATAGCGCATATGACCAGTTAACGTCTCCGAGTGTCTTAACAGTATCGACTCCTACAACGCCGACAAAAGCCTGGCACCACGTTTTTACAGTTCTTATAAGAAGTGCCTTCCAAAAATCGATATTATTCATTTTTCCTCCTCGGACTAATTTGCTATGTACAAAATGTAGGCTGTGAACGAGTTGCCCAGCCTGCCGTTAGAATTGAAATTCCTGAACGCCACATACAGCGTATTACTCGTCACTCTGACCCTGTAGGTCGAGAAGAACGAGCAGCCGGTCCCGTCCCAGTAATACCCGACCACCCCGACGGCGGTGTAGCCCGGTCTTGAGACATCCAGCGTGAAGGAGTCATCACTGTCTGCACCGATGCTGATGTTGGTCTTCGTTGCCGAGTTGACCGAGACATAGCTGTGGTTGTTTCTTTTGAGGTCTCCGCCGACGTTGATGTCGCCGTCAATGTCGATGTCTCCCGTGGAGGTATAGTCTCCTTGCGTGGTTATGTCTCCGAGGTAGTCCATCTGAGGCACATCCAGCACCGCAGTGAATACTGCCTGGAGGGAGTATAGGACCGTGGCAACGCCTGACGTGTAGCCTACCTGCTCCCAGGAGCACTCCATGTAGTTGCTGCCAATGTCAGGAGTTACAAGGTGGAAGTCAAGCGTCACAGTATTGCTTCCAGGCGCACCGACCGTCCCATACTGCAGGGTCTTTACAACATGGTCTCCTGTGTCCACGGTCGTGTTGTATGTTTCCGTGACGCTGCCGTTAAGGGTGAAGGTATATGTGACATCGTTCAGGCACTCAAAGCTCCCACTCCTGCTCTCCGTGCTCAGGAAAAGGCCCTGAAGCTCGTTGATCGCATATGCCGTGACAGACTTGGATGTTCCTGTTGCGCTTATCCCGAAAATCTGATGTCTTCCATTGGCGATATTGAAATCTCCGTGCGATATATCCGTGTGGTATGTTGTTTGTCTTCCGACTCTCACAGACTCGCCAAACACCGCGACCTCTTCAAGCCCGTCCCTCACGTATACGCCGTCAGGTCTTGACAGCAGATTGCCGCCGCTCGGGTTGCTCTCGAAGGTCGCCCTGTCCACTTCTGCGATGTGCGCACCTGCCTCGTCGCCTGTCGCCGTGTACCAAAAATGCAGGCCTGTTTCCTGAGCCATTGACAGCGCCTCATTCGCCACCATGTCGATGGTCTTGTTGAACTCGGCACGGCTGTCCGAACCGACCGAAGAGGCGACGGCTCCGTTCTCGCCCGACTCGAGGTGCATCACCAAAGTCGGAGTAGTCCCGAACGTCGCTATCGTGCCGACCTCAAGCCCGCTCTCCTCGAACATCTCGCAGGTGAGCGGTGCATAGACGAAGCCGTCCACAAGGCCGAGTATCGTCGCCGCTTCCGTGTTGGTCGCTTCATAGAGGAACGGATTGCCCACGATGAACAGTGAGTTGGTGCCGGCTCCTGCAGTTGCGGAGGTCATGCCGGCCCTGTCGCATATGGTCACGTTGTCGATGGCTGCACACGTGTAGTCGGCCACCTCGAGCCCGAACTCCTTGTACTCCGATGCCGAGATGGTGATGCCTGAGTCCGCATAGTACATAAAGCAGATGTGATCCGAGCCGTCTATCTTGACGGACGCACCGCTTGCCTCTGCTGCCCATCCGAGCAGCTGGCGGCATGTCACGGCATCGTCCAGCTCATCACATGTCATCGTACCGTTGTTTATGGTGCCCTGAACTGTGCAGCCGATGTATGCCGCAACAGCTGAAGCGGCCGCCGACACGGAGAGCGGATAAGTGAGCGACAGAGCCGTGATGCTCGTGTCGAGCAGTATCATGGCGTCATATGCCGTGACGTTGTACTTGTCCTTCTCCTTCGTCACTTCCGTGATGTAGTAGCGGCCCCGGTTCGTCGTCTCGCTCCATGCGAGCGTGACCTCGTCCGCCATCAGGAAGTGCTGTGTGTCGGTTATGATGTTGCCGCTCTGCGTGCCGTCCTGCTTCCACACGAAGACTCCGTTGACAGGGTCCTTCGTGTACAGAGGAAGCTGTATGTCGGTGGTGAAGCGTACAGACGCGGAGGCTGTATTGCCTATGCTGAACTCCTCGCCCGTGTTTAGGTCGTGCGTGAAGTTGATGCCGCCGAAGATGTGGGCGTCCGTTGACGTCAGGTTATTGAATATCAGGATGTTTCCCATGCTTTACACCTCTATTGCCGAAAACTGCACGCCCTGATAGAGGCCGTTGTGCAGGACGCCGCTGTAGCAGTCGCCCTGGCTGTTGGATGTGTACACCTGAAACGTGGCTTCTGCGTTCGTTCTCAGGTCGTGTATCGTGATGTTGTATATCTGACCGCTGACCGACGACAGAAGGGCCGAAGCTGCCGAGATGGTCATTGGCGGCATCTCGATCTCGACCTTCCTGATGTTTTTGCGCACCCACGTTATCTTCATGGTGCCGTCGTCAGCTCGTCCGCTGTTGGACGTTGCCAGCGAGTCGTATGTTATCTTTAGGCTTTTAGGCTTGTATTCCGTGTTGCCTACCTTAAAGCAGCCTTTTGATGTCAGTGCCATATGCCCTCCTTATACTGTGAGCAGGGCTTTGCCTGTTCTGTTCTTGTATGCCGTGTTGCCTCGCTGTGCGGATCTCGCCACCTGTTCGTCGCCAATGGTGACGGACAGGTCCTTGTTCTCTATCGCCGCTATGACCTGACGGGTCATTGAAGCGAATGCGCTGACAAGGTCGCCGTTCGCCTTCTGTATGGTCTCATACATGAGGCTCTGCGGTGTCGCGATCTCAGGGTTGGACCTTGCACCTGCGTACTCACCCATCAGGGCCGTAGTTGGCGATGTCAGTATGCCGCCTCGGGCCAGCGGATGGATGTCCGGCAGGATTATCTTGGTAACAGGCCATCTCTTCCTTGCCGCCTGTATCTTGCTTGCGATGGCGTTGTAGCCGTTCTTCAGCTTGTCCACGAAGGCGAGTTTGATGGTCGCCGTCTTGCTCTTGATGCCGTTCCATGCGCTCTTGATCTTGTTCCACGCCGTCGAAAACTTATTCGACAGCGCAAGCGTCACCGTTGCCTTCTTGTCCTTAAAGGCTTTCCATGCAGTTTCAATGTTCTGCAGCTTCGGGAATAACTCTTTTAGGTTGTTCCACACCTTGCCGAGGCCGTCCTTGATAGACTCGATGCCGCCTTTGATGTTGCCCTTGGCGACTATCTCGACGATGCCCTTGAGTATCTCATAGAGTCCGTTGAGGATGCCCTTTACCTTGTCGACCTTCTCCTGGAACTCGGAGAGGTTCCTGAGCATGTCGTCGCTGAGCAGGCTCTCCAGTTCTCCGAGGTCGCCGCCTCCGACATCACCGATGCCTCCGACGCCGCCGCCTCCGCCTCCGCCTGAGCCGCCTGACGAGGCTGTCGCCTTCTCTGCGAGCTTTGACAGTTCGTCAATGCCCATCAGAGTGCGCTTCAGTTCCTTGGCCTTCTTGGCCGCCTTGCCGAGGTTTTTGGCTGTTCCGCCGGTGCTCTTGGCTGTGCTTGCCGAGGCACCTGCGATGCTGTTCTTCTTGCCTGTGCTGCCGTATGATGCCTTGATGCCAAACAGCGCCGAAAGCACTATCCTCACCTTGGCCATCAAGAGGGTCAGCCATTGGATTATCTTGATGATGGTAGGCAGGAGCGCCTGTGCGAGCATGTTCTTCAGACCGCCCCACGCCGCCTTCATCGCCGTGATGGAGTCGGTGCAGGTATCAGACAGGGCTATCAGCTCGTTGGACATCGTGCCGCCGAGCAGCCTGTATGACTGCATCAGGTTCTGCGTCTCCTGATTGGTGAGGTTGAGTATCGGGAAGAGCTCGAGCGCTCTGGAGCCGAACAGCTCCGTAGCCGCCGCCACCTTCTCGGTCTCGCTCGACATGTTCTGTATCGTGGCTATCGCCTGACCGAAAGCGTCCTCGATGTTGGTCGCCGTGATGCCGTACTTCTTGAGCGCTTCATCAC